ATTATTGAAAGAACATTAACAATCTATCATACTTTCTTCGATTGTCAAGCGGACTTAGCAGAAACTTCAAACTACCTTCAACTACCTGCTGCATCCAAAGAACACGATCAATTTATCATACTTTCACTGATTGTCAAGGGATTCTTGATACCTTCTGGAATTTCTGTGATCCCCGCATGAATCTCACCGTGACAATTCGCACAAACCAAAATACATTTTTTCAACTCATTCACTAATTCTTCATCTGATTTTCTACGTCTTACTATCGCATCTGAAATAGTAAACTTTTTATTTGTACCGGGAAGATGATGAAAACTCAGTACGCTTTGACACTTATCATAAGAACAAATTTGACATTTGCCGCCAAACTTATTTCTTACTTCTTCTTTCTTTGCAAATCTATTAGTCTTTTTAAAAGTCTTAGATCGATTTTGATGGCTTTTTTGATAACCTAGATCTATGTAATAAGAAACTAATGTTCTTGAACATTTGAGAAGCTTAGAAATTTCATTTCCTGTTTTGCCCTCAGATCTTAATCTGAGGATTTCTTCTTTATACAAACTTCTTTTCATAAAAATTGGAGCTTCGCCAGAGACTTGAACTCTGCTCTGAGGTTTACAAAACCTCTGCATCGCCATCTATGCTTGCGAAGCTTGCTTGAATATCTTACACTATTTCTTTATAGTTTCTAAAGCTTTACATCCATTAGTAGTAATATATCTAATACTATCAATACTAATAAAGCCTTTACGAATTAAATACAATTCATGATCGCGCTGAATCGCGGTTCTTGACAAACCAGTTTTTGCAGCGAGCATAGAAAGAGTACAGCTACCTTCTTTACGCAAGATATTTAATATCTGCCATTCAATTCTATTTAAACCATAAGGCAAAATACCAAGAATAAAGAAAAGCTTTTGTGCGTCTTCTTTTGTGAAGTCAGTTATCTCGTATCTATCTGTATATAACTTAACCTCTTTAGCGCGAAGGACGCAAGACCGTGCGTTACCTCTGGATGTTTCGGACAACATTGAAAGAGCATCTTCATCAAAATTAATATTTGGCAAAGACTTTTGAAAGATCTCTCTCAACTCGCTGGCATTATAATCTGCAAATTCAATCGTCGTCAATCGATCACGCAACGGAATAAATAGCTTATCTGATTCAGTTGTCGCGAATATAAAATGATGCTTCTTGAAATTGAAGATGTAATTATTTTTGCCGCCATTATATTCTATTACATGATCTTTCTCTGTAGAAAGAATAGATAACAAAGCATAACTAAAATCTCTTGGCAAACAATGCGCTTCATCAAAGAAACAAATAATTTCTTGATCTTGAATGTGGGGCAGAAAAACTTGTTCGAAAAACTGATTCCCCGATTTAATACTAGAACTATTTAGTTCAAGTAGTGGCTTATTAACTCCGGTGGTGTTATAAATGTTCTTAGCAAATTCGCGAACAAACGCGGTCTTACCTAAACCTTTTGCGCCAACGAAGTTTAAAAACGGTACAAGTTCAGTCTTAGCATGAGCTTCCAAATAAAAGGAAAGCTTGCGTTTAACTTCTTCTTGTCCAACAAGTTCAGCGAAGTGATTCATTACTGAGAGATAGTAAACTCTGCAACAGGCTCTTCGTCAAGCTGATTCAGAATCTCTTGAGGAATCGAATCACCGTCCTGAACCGACGCTGTAGGAACGTTGCTGTACTTGCCATACCAAACACGGCCAACAGTAACAGTGGCATTCACATCGTTGTTAAGCTTCGCAAGAAGCTCGGCCAACGTGATTTCAATAGTGGAGGTTGCACCAATGGGGCGACCACGACCTTTTTTAGCTGATGGGTTTTCCATACGAGATGACTTTAGCAGGTTTTTAGAGGTTGTCAACGGCTTACGCAAGATTTTTTGAAAAAAGTGAGGAGTAGGGACGAAAAAAGACCCGATCTCAAAACACAAGTTTGATGCGCTTCGGGTCTTGCTGTTTTTTAATCAAAAGATTAAAGTTTGAACAGTTTATGTTGCGCTAATATATATTACACTATTTATTCTTCTTCGCGACAATTATCTTCTTCTTCATCATCATCTGTAAGATTATTGTCTATTTCATCTGCGTAATCTTCATAGCAAAATATGCAGACTATCTTTTTAGTTTTACCAACTTTTTGGTAGTCGTCGTTATCAGTGTCGATCAATTCGTTGCAGTATAAACATTTTTTCATACTTATATTCTATTTGTACATATCATACAAGCAAATGGGAAAAAATAAAACATTATTCTTTACTTTTTGCGATAAACTTATTATATACAAGTTTACCTAGATTGGCGGCGAACTTTCTAGCTTTTCTTTCTGGTAAATCAAATAGATGAGCATGAAATACTTCTTCAATCAATACATTAAGTTGGCGGCGGGTTAATAGCCTAGGATCAACATGAATTTGAGGGCTTTCTATTTCTGGAGAATCGCACAAACCAGAAGCGTTTTGTCGCCCTAATGGTTTATTATAATTAACTGTATATTCTACACCCTCGAAATTCTTGAATTTCATACTTCGTTCATTTTAGATAGACCAACGATATAATTCAATGGATTTTTAGCTCCGTAACGCTTTATTGTTTTATTTGTATCGAAATCGTTTCTTGAGATAACACCTAGTAGTTCGATATCAATTGCATTTTCTGCATTTACTGTTAACGCTTTTAAGATTTTTTCTTTATTTGTTCTCGCTAAAATATATTTTTTTGGCTTTTTAGAGTCAAACTCTGTAACTTTTATTTTTAACTCTGGTTCGCCATAACCATAATAAGTTATTGTTTTAATTTCTTCACCATCAAAATCTTCAGAGTCTCGTACTTCATATATATTTTCATCAACAGATCTATTTGTGTGCTTGGCCCACGCATATTCGCCAACTATACCTATAAAATGAGGCAAATAGTTCTCGACTGGATTATTAAGATCTCTATCCATTAATATTCCAGTATTTTTTATATTATCTGATTTAGCATCGTGCCTTTTTTTAGCCAAAGCTAATATGTAATTTATTTCTTTTTTTGTTATTGTTATAGTTTTCATTTAATATTTAGACCAGCCTCCTGACCAATAATCATCTCCGTAGTGAATAAAAATTTCTTCTTCAGCATTTATTTCTTTTATTGTTTTTATGCAAATACCATTACTTGTAGTTACCCATATAGCATTATTATTATCGTTATGATTGTAAATTGAGATGTGACCCAATGCAATAACATAATTATCTTCGTTTTTAGGAAAAGAAAAAACAATTTTTCTAAGATTTTCAGGAGTATCTTGCCATTTACTAGCCCAACAACTGCTAAATGGAGAATGTTCCACTATGACATCAGCACAATGATGTATTTTTGTAAAGACACCAAGACCTCGCGTAGTATTTCTAATTTCTAAAGAAGAAGAAATAAAATAATTCATTTATTTTTTAAGAACTCTTTTAATCTTTTTTGGTTCTCTGTATTTAATATTATAAAATCAGACCAAGGCTTTCCGTATCTAACAATTTGCCAACACCACCTTAATCTTTCTGACCATCTTAAGATTCTGCCATCCATTCCTCTTTCGAATAGACTCAAACACACTTCTTCTTCGCCTTCGAACTTCTCGACAAGAAGTCCATGACTAAAACAATCGCAAATAAGAAATGCCGAATCTTTTTCTTCTTTCATATTCTGATATTTCTTTCTATCTTATAAAGCGTAGTAGATAAGAAAGATAAAACTTTAATGGTTTTAAAAAATATAAAACTAACGCTGCGATTATATGGTTTTATAAAATACTTATATTTCCAAGTCTGTCTAAATTTGTAGAATTCTTTATTTTTCTCAGCAAATTCGATATCTCGGATTTTTCTTTTAGCGTTGTCGTTCGCTTCAAAATTAATAATCTTTACCGAAGATATTTTGCCGTTAATAAATACAGCTTCGTAAGTTATGAAGTAATCATAATCAGTCTTATTAGAATCAATAAAATCATAAAATTGTATTGTACAAGTATTGGTCAAAGGTTCAAGCCAAGTCTTTATGGTTTTTACATGACCCATTTTATCTAAAAAGCTTTTGCCATTTGGATCTCCTTCTATCCATTCTGAATCTCGACGTTCAATAAGCAATTGACCATCTTTATCAATAATATAAACATCTAAAGCGCATTCAAAATCTTTAGTTTGAAAGCTATGCGAACCAGTATAACCTTTTGGGTCTTCTGGCATTGGCAATGGACAATGACAATCTACACTATTATACATACCCATATTAATTTCCTCCTTTATCAGCTTTGTGATCTATTACAGCTTCAAAGAAACTACAAAATGCTAAATAATCATGCATATCTGCATCATTAAGATTCATGTCTTTTATGTTTACGTTATCAAGGTAATCATAAACGATACTTGCATAATAAGATGGAATAATAATATTCTTTCCATCAAACTTTAGATCGTCACTTTGAACAAGTATCTTGTCATTAATATTCTTCATATATAAATCTTTAATCATTTCGTTTATAATAATCTATGCTTAGACATAGTCAAGGTTAATTTGATAATTTTTCAATATTACCTTCAGTGTCTGAATAAAAAACCTCATTGACGTTATATGACTTAATTAAACTCAAACAGCCGGGACACGGTTTACTGTTAGCTAAACGGCCTTTCCTGTCAACTCTAAGAACGATCATAGAGTGATCGTCGAGATTGTCAAGCCCTGATTTGAGAATAACGTCTAATTCGGCATGAGTGCCAACGTATCCATCGTGATACGGATGTTTCGCGATTTTGGGGTGAGTTCTTTTTCTATTCCAACCAATTTTAACTATCTTATTTTTCTTGATAAGAAAAGCTATATGAGAATTGTTTACATTCTTCCAATTGGTAGGGCATAAAGCGTGCGCGGTTTCAACCGCTCGTTTCAATATTCGCAACTTCATTTACGACCAGATACGATGTTTTTCACGGATAACTTCTTTTCCATTTATTGCATCGACCCGCCATTCAACATCATCTGGTATTTCTACAATCTTTAATGTAGTATACAAACCGTTGGCTTTAGCACCAAGTTTTTGCACAGTTTCTACAAGTAAAGGATTGCTTCTATCATTATCAAAAGCATAAGCATTTATTTGCGACTTGGCTTTTGGATTTTTTATCTTTTTTTGAATAAGTGATATAGCATCAGCACTTATAGCAAAATTACTATAAGAAGTATTAATTACGACTTGCATATATTGAAATTAGTTTTTCGAGTTCGTCACAGACGGTTTTAATATCTGCGGTTAATTGGCTAGGTTGGATTCCGACTTCATCCATCGTGCGGTCATCTTCTCCGGTACGCCATTTATTGTATGCGCGAAGACGTTCTATAGATTGTTCAATCATGAGTTAAATAAAAATTTGGTTTAAATATAGCTTGAATATTATCCAGATAGTAAAAATGTGCCACACGTTATCAACAACGATTAATGACCACGGCGCAAGAGGTGGTTTTGTGAAATTCTTTTGCCCTATAGTTCTCATGTACCAAGGTATTAATTGCCATCTATCTTGTATGTAATGTGTTATAAATAAAACGATAAACGCTGTAGGGTTCCATATAGAACCCATTAAACATACGCAACTCGCCCAAATTAAACAGTGAAGCGCACAAATGTAATTATCTTTTTTCTTGTTTTCAGCGATAAAATCAAATTGCAGCAGATAATCTGCTACTAAATGTCCTATGATTGCTGAAGTTAAGTCCATTACATCCTCGCTTCTATATCGTCTATCGAACCATACTCATTATAAATATAATCAAACAGCCAATCTTCGGCGTAAATAGTTATATTTAATTCTTTTGTTAGATTGTCGTATAATGCGTGCTGTTTGGCATTCATATCTCTGATTTCATCACGGGTTTTGCAAATCAGTTCGTATTGTTGGGGTGTAAATTTCATTTCCAAAATATTTGAAGCGCGACTATACTAGCGCAAAAAAATAACAATGTCAACGTCTTTAAGTTTAATTTTTCACCAAAATGATAAGAAGTTAAAACTGTAAATAATACTATGCCGATACTGAATGTGAGTATTCTATTCGGCCAAATTAATCCGTTGAAGTGTTCATTGATTAGCTTGATTGCCCGAATAGATATTAAAGTTGATGGTACGCTTATCCATATTAAATAATATTCATACTTCTTAAACCATTCAGATAAAAATTGTCCATGTATTTGATACCATCCAATTACATAAACTAAACTAAGCAATAATATTGCTAATAAGAGTTTCATTTATATCCACAGCATATCCATGTGGTCTACGAAAAATTGTAAACCTTGTTTTTTACGAGCATCGAGTTGCTCGCATGTTTCTATATATTCGTCCCAACATTGTTTTGCTTCAAGAGTTCTTTCTCTATTGAAATAATTTTTATCTTTAATGTCCCAACTACACGATTTAGGAAAAGGTGCATACTTATCAGGATCGATAATATAATCAAAAGCAAAAATCATTTCATCCAAGATGCGATTGATTTCTTTTTCACCGATCTTTTCTGCTTTTTCTCTATCTTCATCTTGTAGATTGTCATAATTACTAGGCAAAAATTTCATTGGAATACCCATTTTGCCTTTCTTCTTAAAATATTGCAAACGAGGAACCATATATTTAGCAATATTAGTTTCTAAAGAGTAAATTTCATCATCGCAAACTCCATAACGGAATTTCTGGTATTGGCATTTGATCCACCAACGCAATTCATTATAATTTCCTCTGAGTCCCCATCCAAGTCGATAAGGAAGAAAATCAATAAACTGATCTACATATTTATTATATATATAATAATCATTAGCTTTTCCTTCAAACATCTTGTTTAGCTTTACTTGTTGATCATGCCAGTCTTTAAGACGTTTTTCTTTTTGTTCTAGCGTTTCGAAATCAAATTGTAATTGATAGCTCATAGTGTTTTATTATAAGAATCAATATAAGATTCTATATTGGATTTTCCTACGGGGTTCATAGAATGTACAACATACGGTGGATGTTTAATTCCACGCTCCATACAGTAATTTACTAACCATTTAGCTGCGTCATATCCTGTCTTTTCCTTATAAGAATCATAAGGAATATCATCGTTATTTAAACCGTGGCCGTAATGAATATCTGCTAGATCGTGATCGTAACAAACATACTTTGGAACTTCTCTTCTCAACGTGATCAAATCTACAAATTCCTTGTAGCTTCGTACAACAGAATAATGTTGATCAACTGGTATATCAACCCAAGTGACATCGGTTGGGACACGAATATCATCAAGAAAAATATTATATTTAGTTATCATAGCTCAAATGCGGCGATTGTATGTTGGAAGGGGTTGCCTTCAATATTCTTTACTAGATTTAACATCTCAGCAGCAATCTCTCGGATTTCTTTCTGAGCATCAGGCTTGTTGCGAAGCTCAAGGAAGTGATAAAAACTGCGCCAATTAAACATAACGTCAGCTTGAATTTGAGAATTATAAGCCTTAAAGAATCGAGCAGATTCCTTAGCTCGCTTGCGACCTAAACTTGGTTCAAGATCTTTAACGCATTGATGATAAAGAGTATTGCCAAGGTGAGTGTAATCTTCAAGTATTGTAGTCCATTTACTATTTTGGACTCCTTCTTTATCAAAGGTAGATTCAATATCTCCCCAATCACTAGGAATCAAATACTTATCTTCTTTTATCTCTTTATACCTAGCAGATTCACCATTAACAGAAGTGCCAACCCTATGTTTTATCAGATGAATGTGGGAAGCTATATCAGTATCAATTAAAAAATGAATACTAGACTTTTCAAAAGGAGTATGATGTCCCGCATCAGCAAGCATCTTAAGCAACTTAGGAATTCTAGCTACTTTATCTTCATTTAAATCTCGGCTTGTAGAAGTCCAAGCAGAACAAGCATGAACTTGATCGCTACCATAATAACCAAGCAAATGAACTTTATTGTCATTTTGATCATTAATCATATATCTAAAAATTTTTTAATTTCTAACTTACCGTTGCTAAATACTATATACTCATTTAGTCCGTTGTCAATGCAAAGATTGTCGCAATCTGCTGGATTCACATTGCCATCCAAATGGTGAGGATTAACTCTACCATTTTTATGATAAGTATGACCAACGATTTGTTTTAATCCTTCAATAGGTTGAAACTCTTGTTTAAAATCTAGCCAAACAATTCCTCCACCTTTCTTAGGACCACCTCGACTTCGGCCAGCATAATAAAACCAATGATTTTGATCTGTCCGTAAAGCAATGTTTGCGCGTTCTATCTCTTTCACAAAAAATAGATTCAAGTCATCATTGTTTTTAACAGATGGATCTATGTAATCAGAAAACAGTCCAGCATGAGTACAAAGATAGTCATCAATCCAAAAACGCCATTTGAACTTGTTGGTAATATTTTGACGCTCAGATCCTAGTATTTCATCGATAGCAAAAAACTTTCTATCTTCATATCCACTGCAAATAGTATAATGATTATTAGATAAATAATGCAGATCATGATTACCAAAAAGAGTATAATTATATGGCGCAGACAGATATCGCATCAAATAATCAGCAGTCTTTTTATAATCATCGGAATCATCCAAATTAAAACTATCAAACCAATCGCCAAGACAAATATTTATGTCTGCCGATTCGTGCTGAATAATCTTATTGAACTTCTCAATGTTATTGTGAAGATCAGAAAGTAATACTATTTTCTTATTGTGACTATCGAATGTCATTTCTAAATTGTGTTTTAAAAGGATCAATCGTTGGTTTGCTGATCATGATTCTTGTATTAGTTTCGTTTTCTTTAACGTCTAACC